CGTGAAGTCAAAGTATCAGAGATGATGGCTTGGAGTTTTATGACCAATCTTCAGAGTGCCGAAAATCGAGAAAAACTATGGCACAATCATTGGCATCCAAAAAATCCCAATAATAAAATGTTCAGCGGAATATACTATCTGCACATTCCCAGCGATGTCAAGGATCGAGACTATTGCGGCACAGAAATAGCACCCAACGGTGCAGAACAAGATGGCAAGTATTTCATCACTCCCACTCAAGGCCACTGGATCATATATCCCAGTGACACATGGCACCGTCCGGGCATTGTACAGAGCAACCAATATCGATTTGTATTGGCAGCAGACATAGAATGCTCCTATAGTTAAATGGCATAACGCATCCTTGGTAAGGATGTATTTCAAGTTCGATTCTTGGTTGGAGCACCACTTGACAACATTCAAATAAGATTGTATAATTGATATATACAAGGAGCTCTTATGGAAATTCAAGTGTTAGCGAGGAAAAGCGCCAGCAAAATGTTGGTTGAAACCTGTCTACAAGTATTTCGAAATGAACTGAAATTACAGAATAGTCGATACTCACTGATAGTGATTCCTGATAGAGGAATGAGTGTCAAAGAAGGGGTGCGAGGCAGTGTGTTTAAATTGGGGCCGACTGTGATAGGCATGAGCATAGATACCGCTCTCGATATCGAAAGGTTGATCATTGCTCTGGCACACGAAATGGTGCATGTCAAACAGTATGCTCGAGGGCAGATCAAACACGGAAAGAATCTCAACAGCAGACTGTGGATGGGGAAAAAATTCAAGGGACACTATTATGATCTGCCTTGGGAAGTGGAAGCCTTTAGTAAAGAACGAGTGTTAGCCAACAAGGTTTTTCAAATCATAGACAAGGCAGACGCTCAACTAAAATCAAAGAAAAATGTCAAAAAGTGATCTAATCGAATTAACTGGTGCTATTGAAGAAGTGTTGCCTGGCAACATGTTCAGAGTCAAGGTGGATAATCTGCCCAACATACTTGTATGCTATACCAGCGGCAAATTGAAACAGCACAAGATAAAAATTATCTTAGGCGATCGTGTTAAAATTGAAGTCAGCCCATATGATCTTACCAAAGGTCGTGTAACTTATAGATTGTAACGAATGACTAATTCTATTAGACCAGTAACTCTAGTCGATACCAGCTTCACAGGAGTATTACCCGCTGGTACTGTGGGTCGTGGTTTTATCAAACAAGAAATCTGGCAACAGACTACTTACCCTAATGGTTCTAAAGTCACCAACATTTATCACCACATTATCGAAGTCTATGACAGTCGAGCAGTTGTAACTAAACACAATCAACCAAATCAAATAGACATGATGATCTAGATGTGGAGACCTGGTAAATTCCGATTGACAAATCTCTGTGTTGATAGTATAATATATACTTAAACAGTGAAAGGGATCACATGGCCGGCAAAGCGAAATCGATTTACCTCACAGTAACTACATTGGACCACAAATCAGTTTTTCATCGCATGTTTTTCAATGCAACCGAATTTAATGCGTTTGTTAAAACTGATGAATTTAAAGCAAAGTATCCGACAACGGAATTTAAAATTATAAAAGAAACTTACTAAAAGGAGGCAGTATGCCAAGTGTATTCTTAGTAAGCGACACGCACTTTGGACACACTGGTGTATGCCGCTTCACACGTAACGATGGTGTTACAAAACTGCGCCCATGGGACTCGCCTGAGGAAATGGACGAAGCAATGGTCAAGGCGTGGAACGAACGGGTAAAACCCACTGACAAGGTATATCATCTTGGCGATGTGGTTATAAACCGCAAGGCGCTAAAAACCTTATCTCGTTTGAATGGAGACAAGGTGCTTATCCGTGGCAATCACGATATTTTCCGTGATGACGAGTATCGTGAATACTTTCGTGAATTACGTGCCTACCATGTTATGAACGGAATGATCTTAAGCCATATTCCTGTACACAGCGACAGCTTGGGCCGGTTTGGTGTTAACATCCACGGACACACTCATGCAAATCGTGTGCGTAAGGCTCGTGGTGTAGATGCAAGGACTGGAGAAGTATTATACAGCGATGAGAACGATGTGCGTTATCATTGCGTCTGTGTAGAGCAGACTCCGGACTTTGCTCCTATCTTGTTTGAAGATGTTATAAAGAACATCGAAGCAGAAGGCGGTAGCATAGGGTTTAAGAACGGAAACGGACCCACAATGTAATAAACTACGCAGTTTAATAGGGCTCTTCGGAGCCCTATTTTTTTGGCTGGCATAAATATATATGGTAGATAAATTCCAGGAGTAGAAAAATATGCCGTTACAGATTCGCAGAGGCACTGACGCTGAAAGAACAGCCATGACCCAGCCCTTGGCCGCGGGCGAGCTTATATTTGTCACAAACACCAATAGATTATGGATAGGTAATGGCACTACCCTTGGAGGTGTTGCTGTCACAGAATACACTGACGAAAACGCCAGAGATGCATCAGCAGCCATGTTTGTTACTGGCACACATAATTCAATAACATTTGCCTACGACGATGCTTTGAATAAAGTAAATGCCACTGTAGATTTATCAGATTACCAGGGCGTGATCAAAGCAGCAGCATTCAACGGGTCTGTGGTTGCCAACGACAGTAGTCTTTTGATAGACGGAAACACAGGAAAATTTAATTTATCTGGCAGTGTTAGTACCGACATTATACCAGACGCAGATGTTGTATACGATCTAGGTAGTCCAACATTTAGATTTAGAGATTTATATCTCAGCGGATCAAGTATTAAACTAGGTGCCGCAACCATTACAGCTACCGGTACAGCGGTAAATCTACCAGCAGGATCTACCATTGGTGGATCAGCGATCGGAATACCCGGCGGTGATTTAAATGTTAATATCGTGGCTGACGACAGCACGATTATTGTAAATACCACCACAGAAGTTGTAACTGCACAGGGCGGATTTGTAGGTAACGTCACAGGCAACGTTAACGGCATTGTTACTGGTACAGCTGGATCATCATTAACTGGTAACGTCATAGGTAACGTCACAGGCAACGTTAACGGCATTGTTACTGGTACAGCTGGATCATCATTAACTGGTAACGTCATAGGTAACGTCACAGGCAACGTTAACGGCATTGTTACTGGTACAGCTGGATCATCATTAACTGGTAACGTCACAGGTAACGTTACAGGCAACGTTAACGGCATTGTTACTGGTACAGCCGGATCATCATTAATTGGTAACGTCACAGGTAATGTCGAGGGGGATATAAGAGGTTCTGTATTTGGACAAGATTCTACAATGCTTGTAGATGGAACTGGGACCGGAAAAATCGTAGGGCCTATACAAACGAATTCTATTACTATAAACAAAGATCTAGGCGAGTTTGTAATACAATCAGAAGGTGATATAAATGATTCTTATAATCTATTCCTCATTGATCTAGCTAACAATGAAGTCGACGGGTCTCCTAAATTACAACTTAGGTCTAGAGGAACTATAGATAGCCGAACTATAGTGCTATCCGGTGACACAATTGCTGCAGATTATTATCTGGGACATAACGGTACCACACATATCCCTGCGGTAATCGTTACAGCAAAAGCTAGTGGAACTGTTACTTCAGGCGGAGCTGTTCCGGGAGCTTATGAGATATCAACACTTAATAATGCCGGAACTTTAGTATCAGCGTTTAAAGTAGACCATACACAATTACTTCACGTAGCGAATAACAGTGTAGTTGCTGGTGGTGCGTCAGGACAGGTTAATCTTGGCGGCGGAGTAGTTGGTTATCTTAAAATGAATATCGGCGGAACAAATTATGCTGTTCCATATTACGGATTGAATCCTTAAAATAAAAGCCCCTGAGGGCTTTTATTTTGTAAGTGTCTCTGCAGCAAGTTCTGTAATTTTATTTTTTAACTTGCCTGATCTTCTTAAAATCCAAATGTTTGTGTATGTAGGAATAAAATCCTTTACTTGGCATTCTATTTTATAGGCCATCTTTGTTTTTTCCCAGTTTTCTAAATTATAATTCGATTCAATATATTCAAGAGGCAAATATTTAAGATTCGCAACGAATCTTTTTTGAATTTCAATTATTGTAGAATCTATATGACCAAATGATTTAGAAAAATCAATTATAAAAAGCAAAACTGTTTCAAAATTGTCATAGATCAACGCATGACTTTTACCGTTGAAATGATGCACAGGAATATCAACCAGTAACGATCCTGTATTGAATAGGTGCTTAATATTTTTTTCTACTTCTCTGTATTCATCTCCCAAGATACCAGTATCTTGTTTCAAAAAATTTAAAAATTTGATATAGAATTCTTTGTAGGGTATGCCTAATACGTGTCTACAATATTTAGAAATTATTTGACTCCACCCTTGATAATGAAAATTTTGCACAACCCAGTGAAACATATAAGCGTCAGTTAGATCATTTTTACTCATTGTATTGGTTTCACATACTAGATCGGTATATTCTGGAATGCTGCTCAAGTCATTGAAAGAGAATGGTTGATAGTTTTCGCATCTAATTGTTTTTATTCCGTACTGAAATTTTTGAGTTTGATTTAATTCAGTATTTTCCATAACATTAGCAAGATACATTTCACATTGAGTATGTTGTCCGAGCTCTAAAAGTTCAGATATTCCATCTATAAAAGTTTCTAGTGTTTCTTCAGGCAATCCCAGTATTACTTCAGTATATGTTGTAACTCCGTATTGGTGACTTAACGCATACATATTTTTTAAATCGTTACTGGCCATATTATCTCTTTTTATTGTTTTTAGAGTTTTTGTATTCATACTTTGCACACTCAATGTAACTCCTCTCCCTAGAGAACCCAAAGCCTTGGCAACTTTAAATATATGCTCGTTGCTGTTTTTTGCATAGGTAACATTTACATACTCTAAACAAGAATCTCTACTGTATTTTTCTAACATAGTAGCGATTTCTAAATCTCTTTCTTTAAATGCTCCAAAATTTGCATCAGTGATAAACAAAGTAGTGATAGGATTTTCTACCACCCATTTTATTTCATCTTGCACCCGTTCTAAATTAAAACGTTTTACCTTTCCATATGTCGTACTACCCCAGTCGCAAAATGTACAGGAATACGGACATCCCCGGTTAGTTTCTAATACGCCCTGGAAATAATCTCCGGGGGATTCAGCAATAATGTCATCAAAAAATCCAATAAGATAAGGGCTAGGAATTTCTAAATTGTCTAATCTTTTTTTCGTATATAACTCTTGAGGTATTTTATCTGCATCTATAGTTCTAAGAATTTCTAAGAAACTTTCTTCTCCCTCTCCAAACACAATAGAATCGATAAAGTTGTATTTCAAGTGGTTACTTCCTGATTGGGGACCTCCAAACACAATCCAAGTATCAGGCCACAATTCTTTAATTTTTTTTGCGATGTTTAAATTATACTGTTCATTCCAGCAGTAACAACTAAAAACACACACCGTAGGATTTTCTATTTTTTTCAATACAGAATCAATAGGGTCTCTTCTATAAATTTTTCCTTTTACTTCCCAATTTAATTTTATATCATCAAACTGTTGAGCATACGCCCAAAGACACCCAACTGAATACGGAAGCCAGTACTGCGTTTTTTCGCCAAATTTAGCGGAATAATTACATTGAAAAAAGTATATGGATTTCATTTTATTGTGTTGACCTGACAAGTGTGAAAATCAAAGTTACTTGCATTGACGGCCCAATGCTCTTCAGTATGATCGAAATACCAAACGTCACCTTTTTTCCATTTTCTAATAGAAAGATCTTCAAATTCTATATACTGACCAAATTTCCAATCTTCTAAAAATATTAAATATCTTACACAATGTTCGATAGTGGTTCCTAATTTTTGTTTTAAAGTATAAAAATGATCAAAATGTGGTGCAATGATTTGGTTAGGTCGAATGTTGATCCAACCCACAGTACCGTTAGATACACTTAGAGAAGACTGAAAGTTTTTCCATATTGGTGGTAACTGATCATCAAAACTCTGCAAGAGATGCCCATTACCAAAATTTTCGTGCCAAGATTCTCTCATTCCTGAGTAAGGTATTTGTTGCTTATAAACAAAATTTTGTAAATAGTCAGACCAAAAATCTTCTATTTGTCCATGATATCCTTTCATTGAAAGTAATCCTCTAAGGAACCTTTTCTTCTAAGGTCTAATGTGGCACAATGAAATCCTCCACTGAGTGTTCGAGCGTGTCTCATAGGCATTGGAATTACAGTAAACCCTTTTGATTCTAAAACTTTTATTAGAGATATTTGGTCTTTTCCTACTATCACAGTATTGGGATTTACACTTAATATGTTCATTCCTATATAAGGGCTGCAGGGACTCACTGAGCCAGGGCCGCTCGTTGGGACAGCGGTCTGGGCTACATCTTGGAAATAAATTTTATCCCACTTATCGAATAATTTAGGACAGTTTTCTGGAGTAACTCTAGTGCTATTCAATAAAACCAATCCAGGTCTTAACGGAATTATGGTGCTGTCCATGTGAGCGAAGCTGTATATATGCTCCGCTGCGTGAACTCTGTATCCTCTTCTTTCTAATACATTTTTTAACCATTTCATTCCTAGATGATTTCCAGTATTGCTAATTTGAAAAAGAATGTCTTTGCCTAATCGTATACAATTAGGAGCATCAAAAACTGGTTCTAAATTAAGAAGACTTGGTTTTTCTTTTATATCTATAAACTGATAGCTGTCATCTGACAATATAGGCTTTGGAGCAGCGATCCATTCGACTCCATCATTTACTGCTTCTATCATGATATCGTGATACGCACGAGTTTCAAAATATCTGGCCCTACAAGGACTTGGGGTTTCTATCATTAAATTATTGAGAGGTAACAACAAGTCTCTTGGACACCAAGTATACCATCCTGTGGTTTGCCATTCCGGAGTGCTGAATTTTTTACTATGATCAATTATTTTTGGCCGATGAACTTTGATTCCAAGAGAAGAAAGTGTATCCGATAATACTTGCATATCTTCATTGGCTTCATCTATTAACCATTGAGGATATTGTCCCTCTAGATTTTTTATTTGATCCACAGAATAATTACTATAACACATATTCATGGTACTTACATCTACAGTCGGAACTCTAGCGTTGGTTGCTATCCCAACAACTATTTCTTCTAATTGGTCCCAATGATTATTTGACGATATTAACATTTTGAAAATTTTCTTTATTTGTGCTAAATCTTAAACTGATCCACCATTGATCAGTGTTATTCCAGGCGCAGTGTGGAATCTGTGTATCAAAAACAATAGATTCCGCTTCGGCATGATTGTATATATCATTATCTACCTTGACACCAATTAAATCTGCACTCTCACTAGGAACAGTTACTCCGGTGAATACACTATACCAGTTGTTTAAATCGTAAGGTGCTCGACTCATATCATCTAGATGCAACGGAACTATAGAATTCGGGCCTATAGCTATACATTTTAACGTACTAACTCCGGGCATGGTTTGAACATATTCTCTAGTTTTGGGAAATTTTCTTTGTATTTCATCTGTAGTAATATGTGAGTGATCGTATAAAAAAATAACATATATTGAGATATTAGTTCTATCTCTTGGTAGGATTTCAGTAAGGTCGGGAGAATCATCAAAATCTAAAACATTTATTAAATGCTCACTGATGTTCTGAAAATTTTTCATCTCATCCTTAAAAATTTTTACGCATTCCGTAATCATCTGTGGTGCAGTATAACAATCTTGCGATATTGCTTTTTTCATTTAATAAAATCCTTATCAATTCTCATAATTGGTATTAGATATAAGGGTTTGTGCAGTTTTGTGCAAATCTTCAAGATTTCTAAAATCGGTGTATCGTTCTATTTCAATTAACATGATTTATAATATATTCAAGATTTACAGTCTTTATTGATTTCAATAAGTTAATAAGATCGTGTTTTTCTTTAACATTGATAAGGTCTAAATGCGTAGGATATGTTACAAAATTTATTGTCCAAGGCACATTTATTTCTTCTATGTATTGTTCTAATTCTTTCAATCCAAACCAATTATTAGTATGTACAACTGTATTTACGGAAAGATTAAATTTTGTTGTTTTAATCTGCCGAATAAATTCAACAATTTGTCCCCATTTACTTCCGCCTCGAACCTGTTCATTTAAATCTTTAAAACCATCTATACTGACAATAAACAAAACTGTTTTAAATTGTTCGAGAAGATCTATTGTATTTTTATCTAGTAAAAAAGTACCATTAGTGTTATATACAATTTCTACGTTAGATTTATCTTTTACAATATTTAGAAATTTTTGATGTCGATTAGTCATCAATGGTTCACCTCCCAAAAACAAAACTTTCTTTAACGAATTGGGAAGTTCGATGATTTCTTGAGTAGATTTAATGTGTATCGTTTTTTCCGCTCTGGGATATTTTAATTTACCCCAAGCAGAGCTGAATTCTTCATAACACCCATCACAGGTTAAATTACAGATATTGTCGAAGCCTATTTCTAAATATTCCATAGAAATTGTTTCAAAATCGTAAATCTCATTGAACTCTTGTCTAAGGCTTTTTTTTCCTATCTTCTCTTCGTGATAACATTTTTCACAACCTTTGATGGGTATGTTATCAATACTTTGTTTTCTTAGTTCATCATATTCTTTTAAAAATAATACCTGTGAAATATTCCCATCAAATTTAGCAATAGGATTTTTAAATCTACAACAAGGAAAAATCCTGTCATCGCTGCGAATATTGGTATGGTGCCAGAAAGCTGCACATTTAGATTCCATTGGCAGGATTCCTTATAAGTTGATCATAACCTTTTCGATCAAGATAATACTCTATATCTTCTGTCGAAACATAATATTCAGTTTTTAAAAAATTAAAAAATATTTCTTGATCTTTGATTTTTTCTAAAAGGAGATTATAATTATGTATGACGTCCCTCTTTATTTGATCATTAAATTCATCTTGAATGTCTAAAAAATGTTTGGTATTTTCTACAACCGCTTGAAATTTTTCCTCGTCTGATTGTATCCAGGCGTAGTCGGGTACTTTCATGTAATTTAAAAAAGTTTTAAATCCCAATTTTTCTAAATATAAAAGTTGTTCCGAGTGTCCTACCAAGATAAAAGGATGTTGATGAAGAATCGTTCTCCAGGTTTTTTCTGTAACAAAATAATGGTTATCTCTCCAATGATTTGGACCTTCTGTAATCACACTAAAACTTGTTTCAGAAAAAATCAACGGATCTAAATAAACCATATTTTTAGTCCATTCCTCATTGACTAAATCGTAAAAAATTTTATCTTCTTTTTGATTATTTTGATCTCCCAAATAACACGATGCATTTGAATATTTGTCATCTAGAGATCGGTGACAGAAATCTAAAAATTCTTGATATTGATTATCACTCCAATGAGAAAGATAATTTCTACAATATTTTTTGTCACTCTCTGTATCTGGAGGGAAAAAAGTCCATACACCTCTGTTAAACATTTTTTCTTCGTAAAATTTACTGAATAAACCAATTCGGTTAGGTCTGGCAGAATTTCCTCCTAACAATAAAAAATTTTTATTTTTTTTACTTTCATATTTCGGTATCTCGGAAAAAATGTCTCTATATCCGTTATAAGTCATTCTTAAAGTGTAATCAAAATAACAATAAGGCAATCCTATATCCCCTATTGTTTCACCGTGCCCGGATATAATTAATATCTTTTTAATATTATATTTTTCTAAAATATCTTGTATTTCTCTCATTTCCAATGAAAATTGTTCTTTACTATAGGGCAAGAACCCATCCATGAGATAAATTCCGACAATTACATTGCATCCATCTTTACTTGCTTTTTGAATTTCTTTTTCTATCAGTTGTAATTTTAGATTTTTGAATTCATCTTCCGCATAGTAATTGCAGTCTCGCAACCATTCAAAATTGATTATTGCACCTTTATCCATTTGGAATCCTTATCAAATGATCAAATCCTGTACGGTCAAAGTAATAATCGACATCCAGCGTATCAACGCCATACGCTGCCATTAAATTTTTAAGTTTTTTTAATTCGTCATCGACTGTATTTAAAAATAAGGAAAAATTATACTGAACGTCTTTTTGTATATTTTCAGAATATTTCGAATGGTTAATTAAAAAATCTTTAGTATTTTCTACTATGGCATCTAATCTTAGATTTTCATCTTCGATATATGCATAATTTTTAATTTTCATATAATTTTCAAAAGTTCTAAGTCCTAAGTTTTTCAAATATACAAATTGATCTGGGTCACCTGCAAATATAAAAGGATGGCTATGTAAGACTGTTCTCCAGGTTTTTTCTGTAACAAAATCAAAATTTCTATCCCAATAGTTTGTGCTTTCACTTATTATACTAAAAGCTGTGTCTTGAAATATTTTAGAATCCATAAAGGTTTCATTTTTACAAAATTCTGTGTGTCTTATGTCTAGCCAATTTATGTCTGTTTGATTTTGGAAATCATCTCTTTGAAATTTGTTGTATTCAGTATATCTATTGTCAACTGATCGCTGGCAATCGGTAATAAATTTTTCAAATTCCGAATCATCATAGTGATCGAGATAATCTCGACACCATTGTCTATCACCCGGTGTGGCTGGGTAAAAAAATGACCAAACAGCATTATCTAATAATTTGTTATCATAAAATTTACTCAATAGACCTATTCTATTTGGTCGGGTTGCTATTCCAGTTAGAAATAAGAATTTTTTATTGTGTTGTTGGTAAGTGGGAAGATGTGTTAAAAGATTTTTGTAACTATTATATGCAATGATAGAGTTTACATTGCAGTGATATAATTTGTAGGGCACAGTAATATTTTTAAAATTTTCCGAAGAACCGGTTACTAGTATAATTTCATCGATGCCTATTTCTTTTCTTCGAGATTCGAGAGAATGCATAAACGAAAGAAATTCTGGGGTATCTATTGGTCTTATGCCTTCCACTAACATTATTCCAATAATTAAATTAAAACCTCTACTGGCGGCTTCCTCCATTTCTTTAGATATTATTTTTAGTTTGATCGGCCAGGGATCATCTTGTATATCCCATAACAACTCAAAATTTATAATCTTGCCTTTTTTCATAATATACGTATCTTAAGTAAGGTGTGAATTTAGACACACTCTATTTGTTGGGCCGCCTCTATTATATTGATTCCAAGAATCGTCCCCAATGCCAAACAATACACACTTGCTAGGTGTTATAGCAAGATCATTACAAAGATCAAACTGTTTGTTTTGATATTTGTTATAGATATGATCAGGAGTAAATTTTGTAACTAATTGATTACCTATAAAAGACGATAATCTTGAAACATATCCTATCTTGTTATGTACAAATAAAGTATCGTCGTCATCTGTTCTTGTTAGTCTCATCCCTATTCTAAGATGAGCAACAGGAAAAGTTTTTGATAGGCTGAAAACCACATCAGTGATACAGTCGTGATTGAAATCAAATATTATATTGTTACAGACACCAAAATATGCACAATCAATTAGGACAGGAATTCCTAGTTTATCACATTGATTCAAAATATTTTTCATACCATAATGTTCGTCACCGGTATCTGAAAAAGGCAGGCTTATTATCACAGCATCGTTTTCTGATAACGGTGAATCTTCGATGTATTGCCAGTCAGGCCAACTATTTCTCCAGGCCAATCTATGATAGATATATTCTGCTTTGAAACATCTAAATCTTTTATTTTTATTTCTCATATAAAACTTGTCAAAAGATTCCGATGTTCCATTGGAAAAACAAAATTTAGTGAAAGAATCGATACCTGTGATTTGATTATTTTTTGTCGATTTAATCCAATTCACATAATTAGATAAAAAATTATTATGTACCTGATCATCATATAAAGAAGAAACTCCGTCTGTCAGACATTTTTTTAGAAAATCAATCACTTCAGGATCATTAATAGGTCCTGCGTTTTTATAAGGTAGATCGATCATTGTGGTGTTATCCTGTAAAATTTCCTAGGCAGCAGAGGATTATTTTTTAAAAAACTTACGGGACGACTGGGACACATTCCGCAATATTGTTCAGATTTTCTGTTGAAAAATTCTTCTACTTCTTCGTTAGAAGCTGTGGGTCGCAACGGTTCGTAATTTAAATATGGATCCCATTTATTAGATAATTTGTATTTTTGTTTTTGTAGTTTTAAATATGCCAACGGTGAGCATTTATAAATGTTGCCTTGATATAATTGAAAACAATCCTGCCCTGTTATACAATTGTTCCAACTCTGATTGGGATCGTTGTCAGTATAAGGTTCGATATTATTTCCGTATCCTTTGTATAATTTTGACCAGTTGGTGTAAGAATCAACAGTCTTTACATCTATATTAAATTCTCTCTTCCAATCATCGACAAGATCAAAAACTTTAGACATTTTACTTAAATAATCTTCTTGGTCACTGTGCATTGATATTACTAGTGCTGTGTTTGTTTCTTTTAATACTTTTGGAAGATTTGGGAACTTTGATAATAATACACCATTGGTTACTAACCGTATTTGACTGTCTGGCCACATCTGTCTAGTTGTTAAGACAATGTCTAGTATTTCTTTATTAAGTAACGGTTCTCCTCCTAATAGATCTATTTCTCTTGGAAGTAACCGTTGATTCCAATTTGAATACCATTCAACTAAGGTATTTTTAGATACCACTCCAGAATGCCCATGATTAGAAAAATGGGCACAGGATTCGCAGGTAAAATTACAAGAGTGAGAAATGTGCCATTCGATGTGAGGTATTGCTAATTTTGCCATATCTGTATTTAACTGAATTTTTTTATGATAATTATTAATATGATAAACTCTGATTCTCTCAATTTCTATAATGAAAATAAAAACTATACCAGCGTTTTGCCCAGTCTGCCTGATAACGTTGTAACTGATTTTGAAATTTCAAATTGGTTATTAAACGAAAGTGACTTCGGTTGGTTAGAATTGGATATTGAGATAAATCTAGATTCATGGAAACGAGAAGCTTCTCAATCTTTAAAATATCTAGTTCCACACAGAGAAGAAAATAACACAGGTTGGAATAGCTGTTGCATACACGGGATTGATATTGAAAAAACTGGTGCTTGGACAAAATACGGATATACAAAAGAAATCGACGTTCCATATCATTGGACCACACTATCGCAGGATACACCAACAATAAAATCTTTTTGGGAAAATTTTCCGTATGAATCATATAGACGAATTCGTTTTATGGAATTAGAGTCAAATAGTGCTATTACACCGCATAGTGATATGCCCGGAAAACTCCCGGGCGAAGAAAATTTCGATGCATTAGAGTTCGGAGTCCCTATCAATGTTGCTATATTACATCCTCTCGATTGTCATATGACTCTTAAAGAATACGGGTGTATTCCATGGGAAGAAGGTAAAGTTTTTATCATTAATATTAGAAATTATCACAGTGTTATAAATTTTAACAACATTTCAAGAATACATTTAATAGCTCACGGAATACCCGGGACCCGGATAAATGATTTTGTTAAATTAATTGCAAAGAGTTATAAAAAATCTTATGAAACCCAAAATAAAAATTCTTGATATCTTTTACGGCGGCCGATGTCAATTGGCGTGTGCTCAGTGCGATACAAGAAGTGATACTATAAGAAAAGGTGAATTTGATCCCACTGTTGAATCGATCAAAGAAGGTATACTATTAGCAAAAAATAATTTTGACATAGAAATTTTTAGTTTGCTAGGAGGAGAACCACTTCTTTATAAAGACAAAATTAAAGATATCTTAGAATTTATAAGAAGTATAGATAAAGAAACTTTAATATTCTTGCCAACCAACGGTGAACTAATTGGAAAAAATATAGACTTTTTATCCGAAATCCTGTCCAACTACAAAATATTATTGATGGTAAGCGATCATTTTAAATTATTCGAAAACCAAAAAAGATCCTTAGAAATAAAAAAGTCAATTAATATACTGGCTCAAAATGTTAACTTAAACATCATAGATAACAACGTGTTTTGGACAGAAATTATGCATCAACGACCCAACGACGATGGCTGGAAAAATTACTGGGAAGAAGTTAAAAATTACAAAGATGTAAATTACTCTGCTAAAGACAATAAAGTATTGTCTTCGACAGATAATACTCTGTGGTGGAATGAGAAATACGGAATTTTTTTACATGATCAGACTTCTCATTTGCAACATTATTACTACAGAGAAACTAAACCCAAACCATTCAATTCTGTAGATATCAATAAGTCATATTTCGGAAATTGTCCAAGTTGTTATTGCACCTTTATGTTAGATAAAAAACTTTATAAATGCGCAGCTCTAGGAACATTGACCCAGTTTCTCAACAAACATCAATCTCTAGATGATCCGGACTGGGCCAAATTTTTATCTTATAAAAATTTAGATTTAACAAAATGCACAGATGAAGATATAGAAAATTTTTCTGTGTCTAAATATAAACCAATTACTGAATGTTCTATGTGTCCGTCGAATTCAAATGAGATTTTTTTAAAAGAAGAAACTGTTTTACCTATAAAAATTTATAAAAAATGAATGTAGTTGAATATAACTATAATCTTTCCAATAAAATCGCATTTTGTTTTATTGATAATACTAATTGTATACAAGATAATTTTTGCAAAGAAATTATAAAAAATCAGTCTGACTATACATTATCAAATGTGCTAACAAAAAAATATGATGTATATCAATCGCTGAACGAAGATATTGTATTACAACATGTTGCAAATTTAGATTATACGCATGCCCTTGTTTTTAGCACAGGATCAGAATTTATTAATGGGCGTGAATTTTTTAACTCTTTAGAAAACTTAGTTAAAGACGATTTTTTTATCTACGGACACGTTTTAGATAGAGGCACCGCGTATTACGAACTTCATCATCAGTGTTATCTAATAAATTTAGAAATGTATCGTAAATTAAACTGCCCATTAATAGGTCAGATGGAATTAGGTGCTTCACATGCACAGACAATTCCAGTAAGAAGTTTAAATAATATACACGATAACTATACTCCCACTTGGGTTAGATCTGGTCATCAAGTCAAAGTATATGATCATAAATGCCACGGATGGAATATATTAAGTTTGGCATTCTATCATAATTTGCCTGTTAAAGTATTTGATAACAATATTAGGTATAATAAAAAACATCTTTATCCAGAATCTAAAAAAGACTTTTTACAAAATCTTAATTGGATTTATTTTCGTGAAAAGTATGCATCCGCCGAATTTATTCACAAAGAAAATACTGAAGCTAACAACAGTAATATTGATAAAAAATTTACACAATTAATTATTCCTGCTAGTGGATCACTCTATACTGACTTAATCGACGAAGGCAGAATTATCATTTATGATTATAATGATAATGCTTTAAATTATTGGAAAAATAATATTCAACGTAAAAGTAATATTACTTATGAATTTGTAAAAGCTGATTTACTTTTAGAAAATAATCTTATAAACTATATTGATGTAGAACATAATTCAACTACATTAATCAATTTATCGAATATTTTTTGCTATGAAGGCACCGCATGTTTGTCGCCGCTGTATTACAGAGTATACAAGGAAAATGAAATCATTAATGCGCTAAAAGAAAAAGTTCCAGAATGTACAATTAATTTTAATATTAGAGCCGCAGGTGGATTTATAGAAAATTTAAAAACATCAGGCATTAGTAAAGATTTTGAAATTACTGATATAGGAACTTTAAAGAAACCGTCCTGGCATTATAACTTAGACTGGGTTTAATTTTGTAGTTTTTTGAATTCTTTTATTAAAAAAACTTTACTTTCTGCTCTAGTTACCTTAGAAGTATACTTTTCAATATATTGTTTTAACAGCGGATTAAAATCTGCCATGTCTTCAGATCTAATTTCATCAAGTTGTTGGGAATAGTTTATAAAATGTTGAAAATAGTCATTGCCCTCTGAATTAAGATACTCAGTAATACTATTGTTATTGATATATTTAGAGACTAGTTTTTTATATTCTAATGGAGTATTTTTAATAGATAAAAACACTGGATATTGTACTAGTTGAAATGTTTTAGAAAATCTAGGAAAATATTCTTTAATGTAATTATCTAATAAATCAAGCTGGTTTACATTATAAATGCTTACTGCTGTATGCACATTCATTGATGTTTTTTTATCTTTTCTTAAATCAATTAGATTATCGTAAAACTTTAAATTCTGTTCTATTGTATCCCAGTTAGAACCGCTTCTAATGTAATTGTTATAATGTCCAAACCCATCTATACTAATATTTAAACTTAACTCTTTACAACTTAATAAACTGTCTAATACAGCGTCAGTTGGTTCTACAGTTCCGTTTGTACTTAGCTGTATAGAAAGATTTTCTAAAATTCCTTTATTCTTTAATAGTTTAAAAAAATCTTTAGTTCCAGGACTGTACATTGGTTCGCCACCAAGAACTTCTATTTCAACTAAGCTATCTAACTCGAGATCTTTATATAGAGTATTTTTAATGTATTTTTTCTTAGAAAAAGATTCCCCATAAATTTTTATTTCATCCTCGTGCCAGGTATGACTATTAGGTGATCCACAACTTCTGCATTTTATGTTACAGATGTTATCCATAACTAATTCTAATTTTTTTATTGTGGTGTCAGTAGTAAATTCATATTTGTTAAGGCCGCTTTGCCGCATTGACGAAATGCCTATTTCTTCTTCGGCGTAGCATTGGCACCCTTCTACTCGTTCGCCGTTTAACATTTTTCTACGCATTTCTTGCATTACAGAACCTTGTCTTACGTCATTAATTGGAATAATATTTTGAAACAAGGTAGATTTCATAAACTGTCCGCAGGGCAGAACTGTGTTATCTGCTTGCAGACTAGAACTTATAAAAGGATACACACAGTATGTTTTAGATATCATATTCTGTAATTTGTAAAACAAGTCGAGGTATATGACCTATATTTGCTGCGCCATGTAAATCTGTAGAACTAGTGTAAGCATATACATCACCTTTTTTGTAATTAGTAATCATTTCATCCTTGTATACAAATATGTGTCCGGGATGATAATCCTGCAACGGGATCCAATAACGAGAACAATTAGTATCATGTGTATGAGGATCGGTGTGCATGGGCATGTATTGCCCTGGTAATAGTTTAGTGATCCACCAGTGTAATTGACCGGTTGTCCAAGGAGGAGAGATATCTATATTTAAATCGCGTTCTTCATAGACCCACCAATTAACTGCATTTAAATCATAGCCTGCTTCTTTATATGTTTTGTATTCAGTTGCTTCAACCGCAGTTGATGCCGGCCAGTCGCGGGGCCTTGCCTGTCCTGTCCTAGTTAACACCAAGTGTTCCCATAGCGGATTTACCCAATGTTTGTAATTACCTATGTGCCGCATTTTAGTTTATCCATTTGCTCAATAAAAAAGATTTTACTATCTATTAATTCTCTAGGATAGTTTTTTATAAATTCAGATAACAATGGATTACTATCTTTTAAACTTTCTTTTCTTAATAAATCTAACTTGACATGAAAATTTAAAAAATGGTTAAAATAATCCTGCTCATTTAATATTAATTCGTATAAAACATCTTTATAGTTATCCCCAAAATTTTCAACAATCGGAATTAAAATTTCTTTATACGGTTGGGGAAGATTTCTAATTGATAGTTGAGGTGGCCAATATAAGTTTCTATGTGTAAGCGCATATTCGGGATAATTTGTTTGAAAGTAGTCTTCCATATCTTTAAGAAGATTTACATTGTATAAACTAACAGTAGTATGTATGACCAAACTTGTAGATTTTTCTTGTCTTAGAGTCTTTAGATTTCTAAAGAAATTTAAATTTTTCTCACATTCTTCAAACGTTGCGCCACTTCTAAAATAAGAATTTAAGTGCCCAATACCGTCTATGCTAAATTGTAAACTTAAATTTTTACATGTTAAAATTAGATCATATACCGCAGGAGAAGGTTTAACAGTTGCATTAGTATTAATTGTTAAACATATATTTTTTGCCGTTTGTGTCGATAATAGTTTTTCCGCAAACGAGTTAAACTTTTTACTTAAAAACGGTTCGCCTCCACTAACTCCGACATACTCCAATCCTGAAATATCTATATTAGTATTATTTTCAACATATTTTGAACCAAAAATAGTGTGACTGTATATTTCTTTTTCATCTGAAAACCAAAGATGACTGCTCGACGAAGCACATCCTCTACATTTTAAGTTACATATATTGTCAAAACTAACATCTAATACTCTACTTTCAACAGTATCTACAACCCCATATTGTTCCAATGCCTGTAGCCGTCTAGATTTAATACCAGATTCTTCTGCTAAGTAACATTGTTTACAACCGGCTACTTTTTCTCCTTTACTCATTTTTTCTCGAGCATTTAAAAATACAGGACTATGTCCGATATTTTCTGCACTGTCAACCGGGTCTCCAATACCGTACCATTCACAACAAGGTTGAATGCTAGTAGGTAAAATGTTTCTGCCAATCCAGGCTAGTGGGCAATATGTATTAGACATTAATAATTCTCTAAATGATCTATTCCAATTTGTTTACGGAATTCTTGTGTAAACTTACAGTCAATTCTAAGTCCGTATTCTTGTTCTAGGCTAGATTCCCCACCGTGCCAGTCTTGATCGTTCCACATAGCAGCATGGCTATTAATATAGTGTTTGTCTTGTGTGTCGGGATCCCATATATAGAAACCTCGCTTGGTGCGATATCTTATATGTATGAATTCGTTATTATGCGGAGTATAGTAATCATTTTCAAACACACCGTTTTTAGCATCTAGGTCTCGATGTTCAAATGCTTTGCCGTTATGATCGCAAAGAAAAAATATAACACGCCCTATGCGATCTATTATACCTTGTTCTTGTAGATTTTCTACCCACTGAACAACACCGGGAAAGAAGTTGCTTTCCTCAGTCTTTTGTCTTTCAGCATTGCGTTCATTCCAGTCGCCTTCGTTCCATAGAAAATAATAGGTATAAGGATCGTTAGCACCTAATACACTTTTAAGATAACGTGTGAATAAATTGCGTTGTTTGTAGTCTTTAAAATCTGTAGGATATATTTCTTGACCTTGAATTTTAATGGGATGATCATTCGACAAGGCAAGATATTCTTCATGTGCTTTGTATATCGGTTTCCAGTTCCACTGATAACTGCCTCGACTTTGATCAAAGCCTGGAGCCATCCATGTGCCTTCTTTGGCATAATCCCTTGCTAAAGCAAAACCTTTACAGATTTCTGGATGTAACTCTGTAAACCCTTTTACATCCAAAAATGGATCTAAATTAATGTAAGGCTTGCCGCCAATTCCTCTAATCATGTTAATACTTAGCTGATAAGTATTTGTATGACTGCAGAATATGAATACTATTATAACGATGTTCCAGGAAAAGGCCTTTGCCGAAATAACCTAATTTATACCAGCTTAATTAGCAAAGATAAAAAAACATTTTGTCAATGGTACCACAACGATACTGATTATCATAAAGGTCAGAATCAAGTAGTAGACCCTAGTCTAATGAATGAAAAATGGTTGCGCGAAGTAAATTTTATTACTCAAATGCGTAATATATTTCCGCACCTAGTTCCCAACATTATTAATATAGATTTAGAAAAAAGAAAACTCTATCTTGAAATAGATGGTGATGACTTTTGGCAACAATCTGATCCTATTAAACAAGACTACGATAGTGTACTGCCCAATTGGCGAGAACAGATGTTAGAAATATTTAAAGCACACAAAGCATTAGGTATCTACAAATACAGTCTACATCCCAGTAGTTATTTTGTTGTCAACGGTCAACTTAAAAGTATCAATTATTTTTTCTGTTATCGTGATCACGATCCTGCTATTAGTTTACGTAGCGTAATGAGCCATATCAGTGAAGATAGGCAAGCAGATCTATTTCCTAAAATGTCTGCTATGGGAATAGACGTGGATAAGCCGACTCCCTTTAAAGACATACAACTGTTAGCATTTGAAAGTTTTAAAACAAACTTCCCTTCTGATTTTATGGACGAGTGTAAAAAACTTTATGTATAATATTGTAGATTGGTCTTCTGATCTAGATCTTTCCGAGTTTTATAAAGAAGCAAAAGAAAAAGGGTTCGAAAACAATTCCAGTCAAAAATCCATGATAGATTGTTTTCACAATGAAAAATCCTGGAAAGCATGGATACTGTATCAGGACAATAAAGCCATCGGTAGTGTAGTAGCTCACTCATTTGATGATGTCATGGGGCCTGATAGTTATAGGGTGTTAGCACGTACCTGCACGTTTGGTGCGGCAAGACCACACGGTGGATTAATAACTCCCCAACGTCTAATTGCAGAACATCAAAATCTAACTGACCAATTTTTATTACCTGCCTGTATAGCATGGGTCGGAGAAGAAAACATATATGCCACATCTAATGACAGCAAGGTAGCGAGTCAAAGGCTAGTACACAGATATTATTTTCCCACATTAGAAAAGATAGGCATAGTGGAACGTGTTAAAGAAGTTCATTACAGGTACACAGATCAAACTGTGTGGAAAATATACGGAGATAGATTTTTAGAGAATCTAGAACGTTATCCTAGATGGATCTAAATCGGGATTAATTCTTTTTAATTCAGACATGACCTGCGGAGTTAGTTTCCATCTAAACTCGATCTGTCTAATAGAGGGCTTTTGTGCCCAGAAGATAATTGTATCAACAATGTCGGCCTTGGACGTAGTGTAGTCACTAACAAAGGCTGTTGGGTCGTTTTCTTCTACTGTTGTACCTTCTATAAATCCTAAATCTAAATGTAGCAGTGGAATACCGTTGGGATTTAAACTAATAAGTCTACAGGCTTCCGCTAGTGCTTGTTTATCGTGTACATACTGTGTAGGAATAAGTTCTGGATAGAATCTACTAACACTGCCCATAACAACCATCATGTCTACTTTGTCTTTAAGTGCTTCAACTAATTTTAATTGCTGACTGTCTCTGTAAGCATTATTAATAAACAGTTCACAGCCTGTAGATTCTTCTACAATCTTATCAAAGTCTTTATCTATATCATATCCATTGCTACGGCTCATTCCCACAATTTCTCTACAACTTATTTCTTTAAACTTGTCGTAAATTGCTTTACCAACACCGCTTGTGTGACCGGTTACAATAATTTTTTTATCCACGATTTGGACCGCCTATTGCTCTAAAAGATATAATATTAACCAACGGGTTTGCTAGCCAATACTCAATAGCGTCAATTACAACTTGCGAATCGTTGTAAGCAGTGCTAGATAGCTTTAATAACAATATGTTAGGAAGGTTAAGCTCTAACACACGTTCTTCTAATTTTGTTTTTTGTGCGGTGTAGTCTGGCATTTCTACATCGGGAAAATCTGTAACTATACTGCCCATGACAATCATCTTGCCAACACTCGCATAAAGTTGGTTAAGTATATCCATTTGTATGCCGTAGGCATTGTTGATAAACAAATCACATCCAACCGCGGCACTCATGTCTGATCCTCTATTAAAGGCCGTTACATGATAGCCCTTATTGACAAAGTGGTCATGTAGTGCTTGGCCGAGGCCGCGAGTAGTTCCAGTAATTCCAACTTTAAACATAGATAACTTTAAACTTATTAGAAATAATTGCGTCAAGTTGTCCTTGGACATCTTCTGCTATACTAAAGGATACAACCGTATCTTTGTAAACAAAGTTGTCAAGAGCGCCTTCTTGATTCTTACGATTCAGCCACGGGCTAATAATATTGTCAAACTGATAACGATAGTCAAACTGTTCGTATGCTGGAGTAATTTCAACGTTGATTAAATTTTTGTGGTGGCTACGTTTTAACGGTTCGCGAACTACAAGTTGTTTACGTGGTACACTACCGTAATTACTAGCAGTATGTATTTTATTAGCAAACATATAACACCAATGATTGTCTACACGTTGTTTATACATTTTTTGATTATCTAAATCTATCAAATATGACTGCTCGCCCGACAAGTTTAAATGCCAACGATTATCAATGTCAGCGTGGGACATGTAACTTTGATTGGGATCAAGTGTAATAACACGAGCTTCTCCAATTGTGTAAGGTAAAGTAGATAGTAGTTCTTCCCACGCTGTACCTTTAAACTCATCTTTGATTTGCCAACTGTCATAGAAGAAGTCACCGGTTGGAGTATTCAAGGCAGTGCGACTACCTTCAATTGGGCACTCTGATAATGCTTGTTCTATTAGTCCTTTTGGGCATTGCCACATGGTTATGTTAATCATGAAATATTTATGTGCTAGTATAACTCGTGTAAATATATCCATGTTCAAGGTACCCTTCAATCCAAAATGGAAAAACATTGCCATTGCCGTTAGTGGCGGTGCCGATAGCGCATTACTTGCCTATATGGTTTGCCAAAAAGCCAAAGAACATAATATAACTATACATATCATTAATCATATACGTTGCTGGAAAACCAAACCTTGGCAACAAGACAATGCAGATACTGTGTGTAAATGGTTATTTCAAAATTTCTATCATACAACATTTAAACGGCATATTAACTTTATTGCGCCCGATTTAGAGTACGGCAATGTAGGACCAAACTTAACCGACGAGTATGGTAAGCAAGTGAGCGGTGACAACATTCAAGCAAGAGCTTACGCAGAGTATATTTGTAAGAAATATAACATAGATGCGTTTTACAACGGAGTAACCCGTAACCCAAGATTAGCACAATTCAATGGTATGAGTGAACGTGACATTGACCCTACAGAGGACAACAAGCATTTGGCAGAAATGGAACACATGGGCTTTATGGTTTATCATCCATTCCGCTTCACAGACAAGTCAGAAATTGTTAAAATGTATAGTGAGCTTGGCCTCACGGATCTGTTTGAAATTACCCGCAGTTGTGAAGGCGAGATAGTAGGCATTGATTATAAAAACTATATACCGGGTCAATACGTTCCAGTTTGTAACGAATGCTTTTGGTGTAAAGAAAGACAATGGGCAATATCATGTCAAGACTTATAACATTCGGTTGTTCATTTACCCTTGGATTAGCATTAGATGATCCGTCTAGTCAATCATGGCCGGCAGTGTTAGGAAAATTAACTGGCAGAACAACTATTAATAACGGAGATCCGGGTAGTAGTAATCTAGAGATACTATCCCGTATCTTGTCGTTTAGGTTTAAGAAAGATGACTTGGTTGTAGTGGGTTGGACCTATTCTCATAGAGATGTAATTTTTAATATAGTAGAAAAGAACAAAAAAATAGGACCGTGGCAGGACGACGAATTGTTTAAGAAATGGTCTGAGGTTCATTCTAATTACGACAACAATGTTAGGTCAGGTATCTATATTAATCATGCAGAATTATATATTAATAGTTTAGGACTCCGTTATTATCCTTTTTGGGCTCCACCGAAACCGGAGATGTTGATAGATCGAGTAATTGATGTCACCATTGGCGAATACTTTGGTAGTATTCCCAAATTTATCAATAATGCGTTACGTGATAACATTTTGAATACAGAAGATTTAGCGTCCGACAATAACCATCCCGGCCCAATAGCACATAGCATTGCGGCCAAAAAACTTTACAATATTATCAATGCAAAGTAAAACATTTTGTATGCACCCTTTTACAGGGTTAGCAACACGCGAAGACGGAGCCGTCAAAGTCTGTTGTCGTAGTGCGCCGGTTGGGTTCATACAAAATAATACACTAGAAGAAATATGGAATAATGAAACCATGCAACTTGTTCGCAAACAAGTCTTATGCGGAGAACGGCCTGAGGTTTGTAAACCTTGCTTTGACTTAGAAGACCAGGGTGTAGAAAGTTTGCGCCAACGTCATATTAACGGAGTTATTCCAGAAGCACGTATTAACTTATATCCCGATACACCGCTACAAGAAATTATGCCGTTTGAATTTCCTACAATGGAGATTAAACTTAACAACTTGTGTAACTTGAAGTGTCGCATGTGTAATCCGTTAGATAGCACTAACTGGAAAGACTGGGACAAAGTAACTCCGTTCTATAAGAAAGAAAATAATTTCCTAGTACACACTATTACAGAGCTTGTAGATAATCCCGGAAAGTATATCGGAGAGTTTGACGATAGCGACAACTGGTGGACCAGTTTTGAAAAACTTCTACCTCATTTTAGACGAGTAGAGTTTGCAGGTGGAGAGCCTCTAATGGATCCTCAACATTATAAAATTTTAGACATGTTAAAGCCTTATGGTGCTAACATTGAATTAAAATACGCCACAAATGGCACAACGCTAGGAATTAGCAAAGGAAGGACTATACATGACTACTGGCCATATTTTAGAAGCATTGCCGTTAATGTCAGCCTTGATGGCATTCACGATGTTTACAATTACATTCGCGGTAACAGCGACTTTAATCAAGTTGAAGCAAACATTAAAGAAATAAAAAAAATTCCTAACGTGAGTCGTGTAGTTGGGGCATTTACAGCACAAGCTGGCAACATACTACAAGCCGCAGAATGTATTGATTATTTTATTAACACCATGGACATTATATTTTATAGCCACCGTGTTAGTTATCCCAACTGTCTGTCAGCACAAGTGTTACCACAAGAATTAAAAGCACTAGCAATTACAAAACTTCTAGCAGTTAAGTCACAAGTAGATACATGGAGCGCAGTTAAAAAGAACCCGCTGTTAGGCACAGTTACGCATCAACAAATACAAGATAACATTAACTATCTACAAGCAAAGGATCAAAATAATTTGTGGCAAGACTTTTTAGATTTTAATTTTGCATTAGACTCTACTCGCAATCAAGATTTGTTAGCAGTTATACCAGAATTTAAACAGTATGTATAAAATAACCAGTTCTTGGCCGCATCAAGATCAAATAAAAGTTGAATGGAATTTAGGCAAACGTTGCAACTACGACTGTACATATTGCCCTTCAAGCATACATGATAATTTTAGTTCGCATACAGATATTAACATCCTAGAAACAACTGTTGATAAACTATGCGAAATTGGAAAACCGTTACGTATTAGTTTAACAGGTGGCGAACCTTGTGTGCATCCCGATATAGAAGATCTACTAGACTACTTTAAACGCAAGGATATATTCTGGGTCAACTTAACAACCAACGGAACTCGATCTGCTAACTGGTATTTGCAAAACGAAATGTATTTTAATCACCTAGTGTTTAGTCTGCATTTTGAATATGACTGGCAGCGTGTGATGAGAACAATTAACGAGTTCTATGACAAAACTCAAACAGACTTTTTTGTTAACATAATGGCTCACTACGATCATATGGACAGTGTTCGCAAAGTAGTCAAAGAGTTCCGAGAAAAAGGGATTAGATTTGCTGTGCGTAGAATACGCTGGACTGAGGGCGATCATAATGTGTTTGACGATATGCGGTATGATGGTAACGACTTAGAATGGATTCTCTCACAGAATGCCACGGCAAAGGCTAACTGTAGAATAGACGATGTAGAAATTATGCATGCCAACGACGTAATAAAATTGCATCTAAACAAATTCAAGGGCTGGACTTGCAACGCAGGCATAGAAAGCCTAATGATAAATTGGGACGGCGATGTGCACCGAGCGACTTGTAGAGTCGGTGGTAGTCTTGGTAACATATATGCAGGTACATTTTCAATACCTATAAACCCTATTATATGCGATAGGAATTACTGCACCTGCGCAGCAGACATTCCGTTAACAAAGATAAAACAATGATAAAAACAACAGCAATTAAATTAAAAAATCCCACACCATTTATTGTAACCTGGGAAATGTTACGCAGATGTAATTACGACTGTTCTTACTGTGAAAGTACACGTCATAACAACTATAGTCCGTATCCTAGCTTTGAAGAATTAAAAACTACTTTTGATTTTATCAAGAGCTATGCAGATCTGTACAATTCAAAAAGACTATATGGTGATATAACCAGCATAGATTTTACCGGTGGCGAACCTACCGCCAATCCTAATTTTTGGCCATTGATAGAATATATAAAAACACAAGGAAATTTTGCGTTAGGGTTGACTACTAACGGCTCTTGGGGGCCTCAATTTACTAAAAGAATTTTAGATAATTTTGTTCACGTTACTGTTAGTTGGCATAGTGAAGCTGATCAGAAATTAAAAGATAGAAGCATTAAAAATATTATAGGCCTGCATGATGCCGGGATGAGTGTTCAGGCAAATGTAATGCTACATTGCGACTATTTTGACGAGGCGGTTGAAGTATGTAATCTACTCAAATCTAAAGGAATTTCACGACTGAATCCTGTGCCAATCGGAGATGGAAATATTGTTCGAAAGGGATGGTTTCAAGATGCCGACGGCAATCAACGTAGAACAAGCCACGAATACACAGAAGAACAACAGAACTGGTTCTTTGAATGGATGGGGCAACCTCGTAGTGCATCTACATCTGCCGAGGGTACAAACGTAGGTCGTGCATGTTGTGGTAGCAGATGCACACAGGGTAAAGTTGAAGATGAATGGCAAGATATCAAATTAGTGAACAACTGGTTTAAAGACTGGTATTGCACAGTTAACTGGTTTTTTATGCATGTTGAGCAGCATACAGGCAATGTGTTCCATCATCAAACATGTCAGGCAACACACACAGGCCGGGGTCCTATTGGAAATTTGCGAGATACTGAAACTATTATCTCGCAAGTTAAAGATATGTTATCTAAACCGGTAACGCCAATTATTTGCCCTAACCAAAGATGCGGATGTGGTATGTGTGTGCCTAAAGCCAAAGAGTTCACAGACTTTGAAGACCTGTGGAAAGCAACAACTATAATTCCTATATATGAAAAATAAAACTATAATGCTTAAAATAGATAGCGGGCATGATTTAGCTAATCTTAAAGTTAAACAAAAAAATTTACAAGGCAAATTTTGTAATAAACCTTTTGAAACGTTGTCTATTAGGGACGATGGTAGTTGTTGGATGTGCTGCACAAGCTGGTTGCCTTATAGTATTGGTAATTTAAATGAACAATCGTTTGAAGAAATATGGCACGGGGAAGTAGCAACTATAATTCGTGAGTCTATACTAGATGGAAGTTTTAGGTATTGTAATCATACAGTGTGCGGCGACATATCTGACAATCGATTACCCAACATAGAAGATACACCTAAGCCAGCAGAATTTCCAACACATATTATGTTTGAGAACGATGCTAGTTGTAATTTAACTTGTCCTAGTTGTCGCACTGAAAAGATATACGATTACGAAGGTGTTGATTACGAACGTAAACTAGAATTACACTACAAAATTATTAATGCTGTATTTGACAAACCGCATGACAAACATATTACACTAGATATCACTGGCAGTGGTGATCCGTTTGGTTCTAAGATATTCCGAGACTTTTTAGTTAACTTTGATCCAACACCTTGGCCCAATTTAATATTAGACTTACAGACAAACGGCGTAATGCTTACACCTGCGTATTGGCGCAGAATATCTAAATGGCACAGTAAAATTAGAGCTATACGCATCAGCTTTGATGCAGCTCGTGAAGAAACATATGATGTTGTTCGCCGTGGAGGACACTGGCCAACATTGTTAGACAATTGTGATTATATAAACAATGAGATATCTAATAATCCTAATATCTATGTCCTAACACAATATGTGGTTCAAGATCTAAACTACAAAGAAATGAAAGATTACGCACAATTAGTCCTGGACAGATTTCCAAATTTCTATAGTGTAGATTTTCAATTGGTTATTGATTGGAATACTTGGGATAAGACCACGTATGAACAGCGCACCATTTGGAAGACAACTCATCCTGAATACGCAGAGTTTCAGAAAATGCTTGCTGATCCTATTTTTAAAAATCCTAAGATAAGATTGGGGACTGTAGCAAATGTGCTAGCTCAGGAAAAGTCTTAACAAAATCTGTATCACGTATAGCTTCTATCTTTTCAATATATTCAACAAATGCAGGTAACTGAGCAGTGTGATCTTCGGCATCCATAAAGTCTAATACTGCCTGCCAGCGTTTCCATCCGTAAGGATTGTTTTTCCAAAAGTCTTCATCTTGTCTGTAGTTAGTATACAACCATGTAGCAAGATCAGCAAAGCTCTTACGCACTTGTTCTTTATCATATTCAGGCAAACATCTAATACTTAAGAACGTGGGTATATACAACAAGTGCATGTTAACAATTCCGCCGCCGGCTTCAATTCCACCAGTTATATTTTCAAAGTTTACTTTCTTAAAATTCTGTTGTATCTTCCACTTGGCAAGTTCAGGCAAGTGTTTGATGTTTAGTATTTGTATAGCAGTGGCAATGCTAACTTGTATGTTGCCAGGAGTGTTATCTAACTTGTGAAGATTACGTTCGATAGTAACCCAATCACTAGGATAGCGTATATAGTAATTACGGTCGCCGACAGCATCGATGCTAAACCCTACTTTAACTTTTTTGAATTTTTTCCAGAGTTCAATAATTTCGTCATTTACTAATAATCCATTTGTGTTGTATCGTACAAGGATCTTGTCCGCGTATCCTTGTCTAACAATTTCTTCAAGGAACAGTTTATGCTCCTTAATAAGCAAAGGTTCGCCGCCTGCAAAGTATACTTGTTTTAGATTAGGAATCTGAGTATACATTTCTTTCCAGAAGTCTGGATTTTCGTGCCATTTATTGTTAAACTCTGATTGATCCCATGCCATTTGATCTTTAAGTTCTTTAGTCTGAAATAGAGGATATATCTTTTTATGATCAGAAACCCACATGCTACTATCATGAGGACTACACATAACACACTTAAGATTACAAGTATGTCCTAATCTTAAATCTAGATAAACAAGACGTTCAGGAATTGTTCCATTTTCTTCTGTTTGTTTAACAAGCTCTTCAACATCAAGACCTTCTTCTATCCAAGTACCTGTTTCCCAAATACGTTTGCTAGCAACACCTTTAGACTCTTCAGCAATACATTTACTACAGCTAGAAGGAATCTTTCCTTCTAGCATAGTTAAACGTACATCTCGCATGTATTTGTTGTTCCATGCGCTCATAGGAGTTTCCCGTCCAAAATTAGCAGGACGACCTGTTTCGTTTTTTACTAGACCAATTTCGTGATCCGTTCCTGCTCCACTACTGTTAGCATTACAACATAGTCGCATGTCGCCGTTGGGACGTGTGGCAAAATGTATCCAGGGCAATATGCAAAAAGTTTTGCTTCCTGATACTGATTCAATTTTCTCTTGCCAGTGTTTAATTTTATTCATGCAGGTGTATCATTTAAGATATTAAAAAACTTATCCCCAAAATGCATTTCTACAACATCACGGATCTCAAGAATTTCATATAAGTCTCGTAGTTTATTTGATAATACAACATTTTGACGTTGAATCTCCATAAACTTTTGCATATAAAATGTATCTTGAATAGGAACATCTTCATTACTGTATTTTTCATTGATCATATCATCACCATATATTAAAAAGATACTTCGGAGTTAGCCCACTGTTTAATCCGCAATGCCAAGTTGTTCTAGATGGCCATTTATATATTTCTCCCTGAGGCTGTTTATATAAACAAAAATTATCTACTATTAAAACATGACCGTGTGTCGGTTGTCCTATATGACAATGATATCGAACTATGTCTGTTCTTTGAGATAAATTTACTTCATCGTCATGGACATCCCAATGCCAAGGTGAGCAACGTGCAGGATTTATTCTACTAATCCAGCAGCTTGTATACGTTTTCAATCCAACAAACTCACAAAATTTTTCAGCGATAGAAATATTAAAATTTGTATGAGGCAAAAACATGTCCCATTCCACTGTTCCACCATCAGCAACAGTTTTGAATCCCGAACGCTTCCACAAATCTGTTACTTCTTTAAGGCCCGGAATTGGATCATCTTCCTTGTGGCTAGGTCCGATATAGGCCGGTCGTTGTTCAGCAATCTCTTTTATAACTTCGTTCCAATCTATAATTTTTGAACAGTTACCAACTCTTTCTAACATTTTATTTTATATCCTAACATGTGAAAATAATACTGTATGTGTTCGCCGCCGTTGGCAGCTGAATGATAGTTTCTATAACTATCCCATTCAAAAATGTCTCCTTGCTTAAAATCATATAAACAATGATCGTCAACGATTAATACACTTCCGACCCTCGGCACATCTATACAGCAGGTATATCTATAAAGCATTCCGTATTTTTTTAACCATTCTGGTCCCTTATCTTCTACATCCCAGTGATAGGGAACTGTAATACCCGGATATACTTCACTTACAAAAACTCTTAATGGGCGAATTCCTAGTATGGCAGCAAATGTATCTGATATACTTTCTGGATAATGATCCCCTGGATAGTAATCATACCAATAAATTTTATCCAGGTCACATCCAGCATCACGCCAATCTCCTATCACTTTTCTATACTCTTGAAGCAATTGTTCGTTGGCTATTTGTTCTGCTACCGACAATAAAACCTTGGCCTGCATAGGTTCTCGATTCTGTAAATTAACTTCGGATCTTTCAACCACAGAGACCACAGTGTTTCTATCTCCTGTTACGCTCTCTTGGCATAATTTAATTACTTCATTCCAATCTATTTTATCTGCGCAGTTACCTATATATTTCATCGCTATCTCCAATTATATTTTGATAGACAAAATTTAAATCGCATTCTCCCCATTTTACGTGGGTGCATAAACTATTGAAGAACATTTTTTCTAAATCATATCTATTATTGTTTTTAGGTCCGGTCTCGTCTAGTCTAAATTTAGCGGTTTCGTGAATTATCCCATCCATATACTTTGCTTCAATAAACGGATCATCTACTTCAACGCACCCATACATATCTAGCGTGTGCATAATTCCGCTGTTATCATAGTAATGACAATGTGGATACATTGTAAGTTTGTAAACTCCTTCATTATAACAATCCATCATGATATTTCGAAGTTGTAATTTCCAATCAGATGGTAAAGTTCTGCCTGTATATATTAATTCGTTGCAAGTGGGCCCATACCATTTATAAAAAATACGTTTGCTAACATAATCTATATCTATAATTTCCGGCGCCCATAGCTTGTTGCTAAATTTGTGTGCATATCCAACTTCTTTGTTAAAAAAATATTCAACAATGTCTTGAGTGTAACCCACACGGTCTGGTTGCCATTTACGTTGATACAGATTATTATGATCGTAGTTGGCACAGTATACAGTTCCTTCCGGATTTATTAACGGTTCATAGGTTTGCTGAGACATGCATCCAGGCACACCTTGATCATTATATTTGTAAAAAGGAATCCAATTATCCGTTAGCATACAAATGATCTCTACTAGACCATCCTACTCTAGGCCTATCACTAAAAAAGCAACTAGCGATCCACTTAGTTCCTTTGGTAATTAGTTTGCTTTCGTGTATTGTGTCCCAATTAGTTGCTTCGTCATAGCATTGTTCAAAATACAAAAAGGAACCAGTCTTAGGAGTAATAGATACATCAAATTTAGGAAAATAAGTTTCTCCGCCTACAAAATCATCATTAAAATAAAAAATACCGGTTCCAACTCTGTCGCCACCGTTTTTATAATAGTTGATTTGTCTAGGGTCATAACAGTAATCGTGATGATAAGCTAGATACTGTCCTTCGTGATAGTTGTAAATATCAATAGCCTCTATGTGAGAATATGGAATTTTAGCAACATTAACAATAGCTGTTGCTATTATATCATAATCATAGGGATCAACACCTAGACTAATTCCTCTATTTTCAACTTCTTCTGTAACTTGGGCATACGACTCAACACGACTTTGATAACCAGAATTAGAATTCATTCCAGCATTGGAATGTTTTTCTATCATACCTCTACAAAATTCAGCAGATAGTACATTATCAAAAACAGATATTCTCGGTACATCGTTTAACTTATGTTCTACTATCATATTTTTCTTTCCAGATTTTAATAGTTTGATCTAGCCCCTCGTCTAAACTGACTTTAGGATACCATCCAGTTAATTTAGTTATTAGATTGTGATTGCTATTAAGCCAGTAAATCTCCCCAGGCCTGAACAATTTAGTATCCCAATTAATCGTTCCTTGCCAGTTTAATTTTTTGGCAATTTTTTGTGCATAATCCCTAATCTTTATAGGAGCATCAGGACCAATAGTAAGTATTAGTCCACTGTTTACTTTATCAGGATTTGTAATAACTGTAATCCAAGCATCTAATAGGTCGTCAATAAAAATAAAATTTCTATATGGTTCAGCATATCCAAGATTTACTTCTTTGGAATTTTCTAGCATCTGACTAATAATTTGTTCTGTAACAAAAAACTTGTTATCTTTACGACCATAGCTGTTTGTTTGACGTATAGCAGTAAATGGCAATCCATAACATCTGTAAGCGTATTCTAAATATTTCTCACATCCATATTTGGCTACAGAATAAGGAGCATTGGGGTTAGGCTGAGTGTTCTCATCAAATGTTTCAAATACTTTAGGTATGGCGCCATTTTTTACAGTATCACTAATAGGTTGCCAACCATAAACTTCCATAGTACTAGCAAACACAAAGTTCTTTAAATTTTTAACAGAGGCGGCTGCTTCAATTAAATTAACTGTTCCTATATAGTTTATTTCACTAAAGGTAATTTGTTCATAGAAGCTTTGTTCTACTTCTGTACGTGCAGCTAGGTGCACAATGATATCTGGTTGTACAGAAGCTACTTCTAGCTGAACACTCTTGTGATCTGTTAGATCGCTTTTGAGATGATGAACTGTGTGGTCTTTTTCTAAAAGTGGTGCTAAGTGAGATCCGATAAATCCCGATGATCCAGTCATTAATATTTTCATACGTTACTATCCAAAAATTCTTCGATTGCGTTAATTAATACATCATTGTCTGGTTGAGTCAAATGATCAAAACTTTTAATAATAGAACCCGTACGATTAATTAGATACTTGTGGAAATTCCACTGCGGTAAAACATTTGTTCTGGTGGCAAGGTCTTTATAAAAAGAATTTATTTCTCTAGGTGCAGTTTCGGCGAATTGTGCAGGGCTTGAACTATCCTGTTCTACAATATTTGATTTTTCCATAACATAAAAACTTACATTATAATTTGTCTCACAAAAATCTAAAATTTCGGCATTTGTATTAGGCTCCTGTCCTGCGAAATTGTTTGTCGGAAATGCCAGGATTGTAAATTTTTTATCTTTATATTTTTGAAATAATTTTTCTAATCCTTCGTACTGAGGTGTAAGTCCGCATCGGCTGGCAGTATTAACCACTAATAAGACATGTCCTACAAATGAAGAAAGATGAAGTCGTTGTTTTTTCAATGATATAACTTCGTGTTCGTAAATCGATAAATCTGGGTTCATGGCGATATTTATAGTACGTGCTTCTAGGCCATTATCAGTTACATATCTTTCAAAAGTTACACGTTGAAATTCTCTCAAAGTCTTTGGTTCTTCCACAATAGAATGACTCTGTGCCAAAATAGATTCTCCATCCGAGTCTGCTTTAATAAACCCGTATCTCTTTGCGTCATTATACCATTTAACTAACCCTAATTCTATCATTGTTTTCCTATAATCATAAATCGTTTGTACAACGGCAAATCAAGTTCCCCGGCATACAAAATATTGTCCAGATGGCATTGTTTTTTAAACTCTTCTAAACTGTTAGCAATCCTAACATGTTCATCTATATTATAATTATTGCTTTGCAATGCTAGTAGGCTGCTATGTGGCATTCCGCTTAACCATATGTCATATTGGTCTTGTGTTATGTGTTCACAACTGGTGTTGATAATGACATCTGCATCACTGCGAAGAGCACACATGTCTGCTGTGACAGCACGAAACTTGCCAACCATTTCTTCAATCTTGTTCATGTTAACTGCAATAGATTCGCAGGTAGGGTCAATATCAACACTACGAATATTAATAATAGGGATATCACTTTGGAACAACATACTGGCTAGTACACCAACCCAGCCACCATGTATATCAATACCTACAAATTTATTAATGTGTTTTCTTAAATTTGAGATCAACCATTCTTTGCTTTTAAGTTGTCCAGACCAGAATGCATCCATGGTCCTCATAGGATCTGGGCTTTGTCTTATGGCTTGCATCCAGTGATGTAAGTGTTCTGTATCAACTAACAAATTGCTCTCCTAGCTTATCAAAATGTCCACATTGTTTGCCGCATTCCATTAAAGGAACGGCTGACCAGGTACTTTCAATCTTACTAAAGAAACCAGAATTAAATATATCTATTAACGACTGTTTATTTAGGTTAGGATAAACTCCAATTTTATCCATATAATTTATTCTATTGTCCTGGTTAGGCAACTGCCAGGAAAAATCCAACCAGCAACACGGACTAACTCCTCCGTCTGCACTTATGTATAGTTGACTATATTTCTTTGCCTTGCATTGTATCTCTGCTGGTAATACTGACAACACATTTACTGTATGTGAAGTGCTAAGTTTAGTAGGATAAAGAATATTAACAGTCTTGCCGGTTTCGTCCAATACATGAAATTTGTTATCTTTAAAACGACTAGTATGCTTGGTTGTGAATTTTTTAAATTCAAGTTTGTGACTTAGCGCACGGCATTCTTCAATTTGATGTTCGTTATGCTTAAACACTAACATGTGCCATTCTGCTTCGCCACCAGCTTTTATAAATGACTCGGCATTTTTTATAATGGTGTTCCAATTAGTGCTTATTCGATATAACTTGTGTGTATCTTCTAAACCGTCTATTCCAAATGTAACTTTAACTTTATACTTTGCTAATTTTTTCCACCAGTGTATATTTCTAGCACTACCATTTGTATGCATGCTCAATCGTATGTTAGGATTAGTTTCTTTTAAGTATTGAAATATCTCTAAACAATCTTCAGCAATAATAGGATCACCTAAATTGCCGCACATAAACAGACTATCCAGTTGATTTATAAATTCATCTGAGAACCATTCTTTAAATTGTTCTAGTGTTATCTCATTTAACGACATAATAGGATTTAGTATCCCTCCGTTAACTCGGCGAGGACACATTGGGCATCGTGCTTGACACTTACTTGTTAATTCTAGATGTATGTCTTTTATGTTTTCTAGTTTATACATTTTGGTATCTTTGAATCAGCACTGCTGACACAACTAGGTGTTATACAAACTGTTGGTTTTTTAAAAAGCTCAAAGCTCTCTAGTGTTCCTAATAGTCGGTCGTGACAGCTATATGATCGTTTCACTTCATTACCTCTTATTATAACACTTTGATACCCACTATTGCAACTCCAACCTTGGAATTTGTTAAAACCAAAAGCATTAAATCTTTCTGCTTGATCGAACAAATATTCTTTGTTGTCTGTATCATACAATGCTATTTGATAAACGTCTTCGCCTTGTGATGTTTGAGGAAATCCAGTCTGTAATAGATCAATCATTTCTGTTGTGTAGCCATCGACTACACGACTCGCTGTAGGATCACTTTGCGGTTTGAGCGTAACATTGATTCCACGAGCATGTAGCCGAGACATGCGTTCATAAAGCTCATAAAACTTTTCCGGGACCATTACTTGATTGACTGTGACATGCACACGCTCATGCAATAACTGTAGACACTTGTCACCGAATTCCTGCTCTCGAGCAAACTCATCATGAAATGATGCTGTGATACTTCTGCGTTGTAGTAATGCTGTGTTGGCACACCAGGTATTCCACCATTTACTTCCAGGACTTAAATTGGTTGTCATGTGTATACTTTGGTATGTGCTTTCTGTTTCGTCAAGGTGTTTAATCAAATCATGTAGCTGTCGGTAAGCAGTAGGTTCACCGCCACTGAAACTCCAATGGAATTCATTGAAGCCATTTAGTCGAGCCTGTCGTTTGATTTCATCTACAGTATTAGTATATACTTCTAAAGGCTGGTGATCTACCTTGTCCGATCTAGCATAGGGCCAACAGTAAGAACAGTTATAATTACAGAAACGGCCCAAAATCCAACTGGTAGAAAATAACGGGCGATGCAACATGGTGCGTTGACCAAATCTTGTTATGTTATGGAATGGTATCTTTGTGAAGTCTTGTGTCATAATCTGACAGTATTTAACTACAAAAGTCTTGACCTTTTGCGTTTGCGGTTATATACTGTATGTGTGGTCGTGAGTGGAACTTGGTATACCTCCGGTCCGTTGTGAAACGCATTTGGGCAAGGGCAACGTCTTAGACATCGC